CATCATGCCGTAGCCCTGAACGTGCTTGGCGCCCACCCATAAGCGACAATCTCCCTCACGTTCTGTTTTCTCTAATATATCTTCTATTGTTTTTGTTTGTGTTTGCGGTCCTTTTTTCATAGTGACGATCCTCGCAAATCCATTGACTCGGCAACACCACTCATAATATCAACAATCACATTTGCTTCTGCCTGTGATGTTCTATTGACTAATACAGGTATAGAGTCTCCATTGATTAGCCCAGTTCTTGTTAGTTGAAAACTCTTAAATGTATAGATGCCGAATAAGTCATCAATGATAACTCTACCCCACCAATCATTATTGCGATAACCTACTGTAATATACACTGAATTCTTTTCTTTGGTTCGTGTATTAAAAAACTTCAAAATAAAAAACTCATCATTTTCATTGCGTGATGGTAATCTATCTGATATGTCGTATAAGATCCATTCGTCTTTCATTATTATCTCCTTAATTGATTTATAATTCTCATACTAACATATTTATCTTGTTGAGTCAAGCGATTTATCTTGATTTATTATTTTACCTGCATAAAACTTCTGCCATTTCTATCAGCAGAAACACGTAACATTTTACCAACTACACAATCCATTTGTTTAGCAGTTAACTGGTCATATCTCAATCCATAGAGATCCATAGAAATATTATTAAGTCTATTACTAGTAAACTTCTCAGTTCTTTTATTTCTCATTTCTCTTTTTTGTTTTTTTTCATCTCTTTTCATTTGTTTCTTAGATTTCATATTACACCTATTTGTTAGTTACATTTAAAAAGTCCTTACAGGACTTGCTAACAAGCAACAGAAATATATTTCTTTCAGAAATATCTTTCTTTTTGCTCGTTATCTGATTCTCTTTCAGACAAATCATTTATATCATATATTGGATATATGTCAAGAATATAATGGTCATCAATCAATAATACTATTGATTAAGGAAGACCATGGTCACGCTAATTTTAGCGTTAACCACGGAAAAAACTCTTGATTTGAGGTTCCATTGATTGTGTTACACAACTCTTTCGAGAAAGGCAGGTTTTGCTATCAATCCTTTTACGTGCTGTCTGAACGCAAGATATAACTGCCACACAATAAGCATTTGTTACATCTTTGTGGGTTACTTTAAAAGCGTGTTTCGTCCCACTCACTTAGGCTAGATATTAGTTTTCTATTAGCACTTTCATGTATTTCTACACTACAACCATTACGACAAGAGAAAAGTCATTGACCCGGAAGGGGGCATCTTTTAAGGCGTCCTGTTAAGGATAGTCTCTTGAAGTCGATAACAAGCAATCAGCATACCCTCTCACATCAGAAGGGATTAACAACACATATCAGTCGGCTGTGTCAACCTTAATCTTGTTTGTATATTCAATATAACAGAAAGTGATATTTATGTCAAGTAAAAAAAGACCCCGATATGAAATGCGCATCATACCGGGGTTAGTTACTGAACAATTATATCTACATACGACTACAGATATAATTTTGCCTAGAGAGGCGTAGTAGCAGAGACAAAAGAACGTATCACCATGTCAGTAGTTTAACGAAAACTCTGCTGACTACTCTTATAATATAGCATATGATTCGTCGTTTGTCAAGTAAAAAACCCACCCAAGTGGCTCAATACTTGGATGGGTTTGACTGTAGTAATCAATTTTAAGGAGAAAAAAAGATGTAAAAATACAATCTTCTTTTTAAAATGTCAAGAACTCGTATCCCCATACTCGTCATCAACACTTATATTTATATCACAAAAAAGCGATGGCGTCAAGTGCTTTTGCTAACTTTTTTACAATTTCTTTGTTTTTTATTTTCATGTGAATTTCCCAAACACCACCGACAAATCTTATTTCTGAGTCTGGGGGAACTAAATCAAGATTTGTGCCACCTCTGACTAAAATTGTTGAATGATAGCCAGCGAGTGGTTTTTGTCTTTTTCTGACGTGTGCTGTTGGTTTCTTCATCATTGTGGGTATGTCTAAGACATTATACATTCATCACCTATTCTGTTGGTTGCTCTGCGGCGTCCCATAGTTCAGCGCATTCATCTATCATCCAAGCATACTGTCGTTGCTTGCGTTGTGGCAAGTGTCTGAACAGAGCTATGAATTGATGTAGTTCTTCTAGATCAATATAAGCATAATCCTTATACTGATCCAGCATATAATCTAGTTTCATTACTAGATATGAATGCTTTGTATTTGCTTTGTTTTTATACATTAGTGTAAGTCCGTCCAAGCACCATTTGCATAACCACGAAATTTGTTTGTAGTAGTATTATAATACATATCACCATTTGATGCTGTTGCTGGATCACCTGATAGATTACCCGCTCTGAATACTTTTTGATTCATTACCACATCACTGTCAAACTGAAAACCGTCTGTAGATTGAGTTGACCAAGTAGTTGTTTGAAAATCACCATCTGGATCAAAAGAGTTATCCAAACGTGTAGATGTCCCGTTGATTTTCCATGCATCACGCATTGATGTTTCTCCGTTAGGAGTAAAGCGAATTTTAACTGAACCACCTTTATTTGTAGAAGATTGTGTTTCATTTGTTTCGATCTTTAACTGACCAACTGCGTCTGTATCGTCTGCGCCAGTTCCGTTTCTTGCAACACCTGTGATCGCAAGGCATGTTTTATAAGAATCTACTGCGGTTGGAGATGCAACTGTTCCACTATTAATAATACCAAGGATTGATGGGTTATGAATATTATATGGTTTTGAATTAGCATCATATTCTTGTAGCTGAACTATAGACCATTTTTGTTCTGTTTCTGGTGAAACAACATCGATACCAGTTGCCGGTAAGAACGATTTATTTTGAATTGCAGTATCACCGATATTGATATCATTATTAATCGTTGCAGATGATGTTGTGTTTATTGTTGTAAGGTTAGCTGTAGTTGCTGTAACTGTATCTACAGAAATAGCAACATTTCCTGCTGTTGTATCCATACCATCAGCTAAACCGATAGTAGTAAAGTTTGAATCAAGTTCGCCATATGTTAATGCTGAACCCTTATTTCCTCTTAATGTTATTTGTGACATTTTTTATTCCTCTAAGTTTATATACATTAATCTAGAAAGTAACTTCCTTGCATTACCTGTTAATGTATTTCCGGTATCAACATATGCCATCATAGCATATAATACATTATCGTTTGATGCTGAATCACGTGTGACGTATATGTAATTGTATTTCGTATTTGCTGTAAGACTATTATCAAAATTAACCGATTTATCTACGTCGATACTTTGTAATATACCCTTACTTACATCAATATAACATTTTCCATAATTTGGAAGTTTTAACCATTTATCTACAGGTTCACTGACTACTGTAGAAATAGATGCGTTTCCATTTTCAACTAGGCTGTTACTTTCAATTTTATGTCCAGATGGGAGATAGAAATTATCACCTGAACCAGAAACATCGTGTAAGATTCTATTTGTGTTATCGCGGTAGTTTCTTCTCGCCCAACGATATTTCTCATCTGTATTATTTATTTTTTCTTTAAAGTTACCAACTACATTCCATATTGGGCCCATTTCAGTAACCTCTCCTGACCATTTTAATACTATTGCTTGATTATATAGTATAGTATCAGCATCTTGATTCGTTTGATGTGTAAATGATCGTGTAAATAAAACAGTATTTGGAATTGACATATTTCCTTTTACTTCTGGATTTACATTAGGAGCTTCTACCCAAGAACCTACCATACAGTCCCAGGTAGTATCCGCTAAAATCCTACTATAGTTGTATCTATAGAGGTCTTTTTCATAATTATAATCCAAGTAATTAAAATAGCCAGGAGATAGTTCTTTACTATTTTTATTACCAGGATACGGATCAAACCATTGATACTTGTATTGGTCTGTTCCATCGATAAATGAAGTAGAATATTTGAAATCTTGTGCCCAAATTGATTGAGCCGCCGCATTGATATCATCATATTCACAATAATTTGATGCTGCTAATACTGGGGTATATTCAAATGGGGTGCCAAAGCTTTTATAGTCACGTGGATTACCAGATTGAGTAAAAATTAAAGCAGTGGCGATCTTCGTGGTTTGTTCATTGAAAAATAAAGCCTGTGTTATGTTATCATATAAACCTCTAAAACCGTATTCATATTGGCCAACATACCTACCAAGAACGTTCTTTCTACCACCGTAAAATGGTATAATAGTATTCAGTGCACTCTGTCCGTAATCTCCGCCCCAAGCGCTAAAATTACTCTGTCCTAAGCTCTGATAATGCGGAGAGAGTGATGCATCGGTGAAGGACCTATAGCCACCCCTTTTTGATCCATCTGGTTGATACCAAACTGTAGAATTAGTTAATGCTTTTGTAGCATATACATAATTACGTCCATTGATCACACCCAAGTCTGATTTTAGCGAATCTACTTTATTAGCATATCCTACTACTTGTTTTCTATCAAATATTGGAGGATTTATAAATCTTGAGTCTTGAATGTGTCAAATGCTCTTACCACATTATCGTTTTCTTTTAGCTGATAAATGTCTATTCCAGAATTCAAATATTTGAACGCATACTTATTTGGACTTACCCAAAAGTGTGAACAAAGAGTTAAATTTTCATTAGACGTTGAATTTTGCTGTAAAGCATTCGAAGCAGGGATAGTCCAAGAACCATGTCTTGTGCTGTCTACTGAACCTGTGTCATGACCGAACATTTCTCCCAATCGCCAGCCTCGGGTTCTTTGCCAATGCGACATATGCTCTGTATAATTTACTGCTACTTCTTTATAATTGATAATAGCTTCTATTTTCAACCCCCATCTGTTAACAAACGTGTGTTTAGCTGAACTCGATCCGCCCCCTATAGATTTAAGGTTGAAAACTTTATAAGTGCGGGCGCCGTGTTTAAACGTTTGCAATCCATATACCAATCTATTGCTTGTTAAATTTTGGAAATCGGTTTTATCTCTATAATCTTCCATCGAACTCATAGTGTCGTGAACATCACTACTCCAGGAAAATCTTCCCTTAGTAGCAAATAAGTAATAGTCTCGATCTCCAAAGGAAGTTAACTCTGTTTGGTTGGCCCAGCCGTCGCTCATTCTATAATTTAACACCGCTCTGTATTCGATAGTGTCTGTTTCACTAGCTTTATATGAATTGGTTAATATTGGTGGACCATAATCAGTCCATTCAAAATCACCAGGCAGTTTAAGAAGTCTAGGTCTGGATACGTATTCATAGGTCAAATAACTTTCTTTTAAAACTGTTTCAGTTCCACTAGGTAATTTTCTGGTGACCTTCATGTTAACTTTAAATTCTTGACTATTATACATAATGTCTTCTAAGTTTTTGTCTGCTACTACAGGTATACCATTATCAATAAATTCGTGAAATTGCTCTTTTGTTTTGTATCCTACTCCGGAAATAGACATTCCATCTGGTAAGTTAGAACTAGTGATATCTAATTTATAAAGCGTTACACCTCCTGCTTCTGCACCATGGTCTTGGATATTAATTGGTCTAGAATATCTATTTTCGATATTTCCATTATCATCAGTAGCAAACTCTTGTAGGTAACGCTGTGTGATTTCTTCTCCATTTGCACTCACAGAATTTTCTGTTGTAAAGAATTGTTTATATGGAGAAAATTGAACTTCCCCTACATCTCTTAAAACACGTAAAGATGCGCCAACTAAATTGTCTGCTTGTAATTCATTGAATATATAATTTATATAACGTTCTTGTGTATAATGAATATCAACATCGCCAATCTGATCAGCAATCGCATCAAAAGAAATATTTTTAATTTTATTATTACAATATGTTCTAGAACCAGTAAAAGTTATTTCTGATCCGTTTTCTTCTACTACATCGCTTTCTAAAACTCCAGGTTCAGCATAATCTCCAGTAAAATGAATCTGAGTTGGCGGATTTAACCGCAATTTAATTTTATACGTGATTGGTAATTCTGTAATCTCCTCCGCGCCATCTAAGTTTTCAAGTGTTGTGTAAATCAAACAATCATTCTGGTTAAGCAAATCTTCTTCATAGAATAAATCTGTCGAACTATCTAATTGATATTTCGGTAACGCAGAATCGTATACCATAGAAATAAAATCACTGCCATTTGCTTGTGTTATATTATCGGTGGTCTGGAGTTGATAATAATAGATTCTAAAATCACTATCGAAATTAAATTCTGGAACATATTCAAGTGTTTGTAAAACTTGGTTAACATCATTTTTATTTCCGGCAATAGTTATTGATTTTCCATTTGAACTCACAGTAGAATTAGCACTACCGAAATCAGTAGCACGTAAAAAACCTTCTCCATCGTTATCAATTGTTAAACTTATTGCGTATTCTTTGCCTTCCGCTACATCAACAATTTTATAACCATCTATTGCTGCAATTCTTTCTAGTCCAAATCTGATAGAATCTGGAGCTGAAAATTCGTCACTTGGTCTTCCCTTATAAAAGTTAACTCTTTTGTTGTAACTGTTGTCGAAATTTAAATACTGGGCATAAAACGTATCTGTTGGTTCACCACGTTCAAGTCTTAGTTCAAGATAGAAATCTTGCGTTGCTGTAAAATCCGCTGCCGGAGTCATACGCAAAGCATTCATAGCCGTATTCATATCAGTGCGGTCACCAATGATAATAAGTGGATCTGATACTGTGCCAGAGCCCGAAATATCAAGATTTTCATTATTATACCAACACGACCAAGACAAATCATTAGAACTTACGGCCGTGCCGTCTACATACTTTGCTCTCATAGAAAATTTAAATTTGCCTCCATATGCTTCTAATAAAGGGTCATCCAGTGATGTATCTAAAATAGTTAAGCCTGTTTCAAATTCTAATACTTTATCTTCGTCCCAGTTATATTTGATTGTAGCTTTACGTGAATATTCTTCTTGTGGGATAGCACTCATCGTGAACACACCAGTTGATGGAGTTTCAAATGTTAGATCACCGCTTGTTCTATTAACAGTTACATCGATTGTAAAAGATTGATCGAAATCTGTTGGTGGTGCAAAATACATCTTTTCAAGAGCATCGTTTAATTCGTCACGTGTCCCTGTAAATTTGATCACTCTGTTGTTATCTACTGATTTAGTAACTACCGTGTTTGTTGTTTGTAACTGCCCTATAGAGTTTATGCCTAAATTACTAGGACTATAATCAAAAATTACTTCAAAGTTTTCATTGACTGGATGTCTAATTTGTAACGGATTATTATTTTTAAAGAAATAAACTTGGTCTTCTTTCCAAGTGTGTGTTCTTGTAATATTGGCAACTTCGCTCTGTTCTTGTCCTCTTACATTCACTGTTTGTTGAATAGAGTTATAAGATGATCCGACATCAGAGTTTGAGAATTCAAAATCTACTGTGAATGTAAAATCATCTGCGAAATCTTGAACTGGGACAAATTCTAAGTTTCTTAATGCACCCTTTAGATTCTCAAATTCAGAAGCCGTTATAGTTAATACTCCATTTGCATACGTTTGGGTAACAAGTGTTGAGGGTAATGTTGTTGTAAAAGATGTTGTGCCGCTTATTCCTGTGGCATCTAATGTTAAAACTGCTCTGTATGAATTTACTTCAACAAGATCATCTTTGTTTAAATATATAAAATCACCCAAATCAAATTTTGATGCGAAATCTTCTTTAAATGATACCGATTGTAACAAAGTAATGCTAATAGTTTGTGGGTGCCACATAGTCTTTTTAACAACAGAACCAATAGTCCCATCAAATATTTTTAAATGAATATCAAATGTAGATTTTTGTAATTCTGATTTTGTTTTAAATTTAATATTGTCTAAAAATGTTTGGCATTGTGGTATTGTTCCTGTGATACTAAATTTTTCTGATGAAATAATATTTTCAGTATTATAAGGAGCAACATTTCCTATATACATATCTTGTATGCCAACAAATGTTCCATATCTGTCGTCATTTGTGTAAATGTCTTTAACATATCCATCTTCAATAGTTGGTTGGTCGCTTGTCCATGGCGCAAAGGTTCCTACTATTGTTACATTTTCCGTATCACTTCCGTGATTAATAGTCCCAAAATCAATTGTTTGACCATCATCTGAATCATAACTACTATCTCCGTAGTCCATTGTAGCTGGTAGCGATGACCAATACGGACGTTGATTATCATAAGAAGGTTCTACTGGGTCAAAAGTTAATGTCTCTGATGGTCCTTGTTGAATACCGTTCCCATCATAAATTCTTACAGTAAATAATGTATCTCCAATAGCAGGAGGTTGTTCATTTGAAAACTCCCCGTCCGTAACATTTAATTTAAAAGGTAATACTTCAAATCCGTCAGGGTTATCACCAGCATATGGACGTGATTCTGGTTTATCAGCAGGAAAGAATTTTAACTGTGAAAGAACTACGTCTACATCACTTCTTTGACCTTTAACTGTCCAAGTTTTTGTTTTTTTATTATAAACTGAAAGTGCAGTCCCACTCGTAGGAGTAGAAATATGACCAGTGTCATCCCAGTTTCCACTATCGTATTCGATAACAATTTTAACTATATCTGTTGCGTTTGGAAACTCGGTCGCATAGTTTGTTGCTAGTTGTCCCGATCCATAACCAAAACTTGTCTCCTGAAACGGAGTGTATTGAACTGTATTTCCTAATGCCATTTATGTCTTCCTAGATTGTGTTTGCCCATATTCTACTATATTTATCGGGGTCGTGTTTCTGTGCTGTGACAGCGTAAATTCCATCTTCGCTTTCTTCAACTGCGATTACACGATAGTTTGCTTCAAACGTTCCACTATAAACATTGAATACTGCGTCAACAATGTATGAACCACTACTCATTGTTGCTGTTGTTCCTGATACTGTTCCTGTTTGAATAACACCAGTATCGTCCATAACTGCGATTGAACCAGATCCGCAATTTCTGTCTAGTGTAAGTGTTGTCCCATTTACTGCGCTTACTCGACCACCAATACCAGTGTTATCTGGTCTTAGTGTATCAACGATATGAACTAGTTGCCCAGGCTCAATATCATAGTGATCCCAACCAGCGATGTAAGTCACTGTTTCACTGTTGACTGCTTCTGTTTCATATGCCCAAGCACCGTGCCATAATGCTTGTTGTTTACTTGTGCATCCAGCTAAGTCAATATTAGTTTCACGTTCGCCATATTTGGCAATACTTGCTGCGTTTCTATATTGAACTTCTTCTTCTTTAAAGTAGTTTGTTGGGTTATTATACTTAACATTGATAACATTATAAATGTTATCGATTGAACCACTTTGATAAACTAAGTCAGATGCGTTAGTTTGATTGATTAATTTTTTAACGACAGGTGTGTTTGTGTATTTGCTGCCACGAGACCAAGCAAACGAGATACCATCATAGAATAATCTTGGATTGCCGTTGATATAAACAAACTTACCGTAGAACGTATCTGCTATTTTTTGTAGTGCTTCGAATTTAGATTCTGCTCCGTAGATGATGCCATGGAACATTCCATTGTATGCATTTTCTAAACCCGTTGGTCGTAACATACACCAGTGTGCTGCATAATAGATATCTCTATAAAGTTGTTCTTTTTGATCGTCATCTAAAACTATATCATTGCCAAGACCATAACGTGTGTTTGTCAAATAATCGAAAAATACCCAAGCACCGCTTGAGTTATATCCCTCTGGTGAAGATGTATATCCTGCGTTCTTCCATTGTGTAAATGACATATTTGGTTCTTCTGTTGGTTCTTGAATTCTACGACCAGCGACAAATAACCCAAGTTCGCTAATTTCTGTGTTGCCATCTTCTTGTTCAGGTCTGTATTTGATTTGAGCAAAAGCGATATCACCTGCGTTAAGTGGATTTGTAAATTCTTTAATAAAATTATTATTAAGTTTATTTGTATTTTGTTTTGGTTGTGATATTCTGCTTGGTGTTACACCCTCTCCGATTGGTGTAATTGTTACATCCATTTGAGGACTTACTGCGTTATTGACTGGTTGCTTTCCATTATAAGAAGCACCAACACCTTCTGGTAAAGATACAGAAACTACATTTCCATTTGCCGATGCTGTTAGTTCTGGTTTATATGAAGCGTTATTGATATATTGCACAATGTCTTCTGCTATTTCAGATGTTGTGCCACTACCAATCAATGCGCTCATAATCGATTTATTATCAATCTGAACTTCTAATACACCGCTTGTCCCATTTACTGTGATTGAGAATACACCTGAGTTGTATTGTGTTGCTGCTTCTGGTCTAATAGTTCTTGTAGATTCAGAATTACCTTCGCTTGATGAAATATACAAACGAATCGTTACATCACCACGTGTTGCTGTAGTAGAATAAAACTTTAATCCGCTATCTAAACAAGTTTGTAGATTTGCTGCTGTTCCAGTAAGTGACAATGTTCCTGTATTTCTACCAACCGCTGTCACTGAACTCGGAACTGTCACAACGTCAACGCTTCCTTGTGTCACTGAGATTGTAAGAGTATTGCTTGCTAATGCGTCTGCGTTAGTTACTGTGACTGCTGGAAGTGTAACTATATCTGGATTACCATCGCCTGAATATGACGCATCACGTGCCATTTCTGCTGTTGGAATATCTGGTGAGTTAGGAACTGTAACTGAACCACTTGTTCCTGCGGACCCAGTTGAACCAGTCGCACCAGTTGAACCAGTCGCACCAGATCCACCCGGTTGTCCTTGTGTTGCGTAATCCCAAACAAGAATTGGGTCGTTGTTTTTAGTATTTGAATAAGCACCTGAAATATCTGATGTATAACATCTTTCAGCACCAAGTGTATATGGAGAAGAACCTAATTCTCCAACTCTTCCCTGCCATCTATAAGAATGATCTGGTCCGTGTAGAATGTATGGCGAACCTGTAAGTGTTGAAACTGAATAACCAGTCTCAAAAACATTCATAGTATCACACGCTGCGATTGACTTAATATAAGCATTCGTAGAGATTGTTGGTTCTGGTGTATCATCTAATGTTTTATCACGCATCCAAACATAGACATTTACTGTATCTGCCGCTTGAATGATTTGATTTGGGTATGTTCTAATATAGTCATCTAAATTGTAAGATGAAAAATCAAACTTTTCTACATCGTCTGTGTCACAAACCCCATCACCATCTAACGCACCGGCTTGAGGTGTTCCTGCGTTTTGTTCGTCCCATTCTTCATTGATGAAAGAACGACCAGCGTTAAAATCTGTTCTAATGTTGAATGATTTTGTGTGTTCAAATAAACCGTTTCTTGTGCCACTGACTGTATAAGAACCTTCGTGTAGAATAAATTCGTTTCCGCAAAGTGTTGTTGTGAAAGCAATATATACTTCTACTGAACCTGCTAATCTATCTGTTTCTGTAACTGTTCTACCGTCTTCTGAGATATTGATATCTGGGTCTAGCTCAGCACATTCTAAATCGTGATCGTTTGGTGCATCAAATGGGCGTGTAGAATCACAGATAGTAATCACACCATCTTTGTATTCACGCTGTAATGTTCTTTCTAAGTAGATACCATCTGGGAAAGCAGTAGTCACATCAATGTGGTCTACATCATCGTGCATATTAGAAACAGTAGTTTGAAAGAACGGAGTAGTTTGTTCTTTTCTTCTTAGAGGATAACCGTGAGGCGCACGTTCTACATCTGACGGGTCTGGGGGATTAGTCAGTGTTATTGTTTCAACATATTCTGCTTCACTTTCAACGTGTGGTCTATGTGGTGGTGGGTTCCATTGTGTATATTTTAATCCGACCCCATCAGCAGGTCCGACACCGCCTGTTCCACCAATACCACCTTGTCCGCCTGAACCACCATCGCCGCCTGAACCACCTGCGCCACCATCGTAAGTTGCGCCAACATTATTAAGTAGTTCATTGAATGATTTTGCTTCCCAGCGATTCGTTTCTTGGTTCCAGTAAAGAACATAGTTGATGCCCTTACCTGCTTGAACATCACCTAAATCGTTTAGTAGTTTGTCGTTTGTTGTATCGTTTAGTGCTTCGATATTTGCAGCATCATCGTCTTCATCAAATAATAGAGTATTCTTATCAGTGATAGCACCAGTTTGTTTATCTGTTGTTCCATCACCATAAGTAAGTTCGAAACTAACGTCTTTATAGTTTGCGACACTTGTTACTGGATCAATAACAAAGTCATCGTTAAGAATAACTTGTTTTAAGTTTTCTGTCGTATAATCATCAGCACCAAAATATTTAGAATAACCAGCAATCCATTGTTCACTGTCTGGGTCACGAACTACAAATGAACTATCACTTCTATAAAACACTCCAAATATTGGACCCTCGCTGACAATCATCTTTACTTCTTGTGTAGTAATCTTTGCGTCTAAGTCGCTTGGTTTTTGTCCCAAATCAAACTGTGTATTAGACATACCAACGTGACCATATATGATTGGAACAATACCTGGCTCTATTTGAATACCCATATCAATACCAGCTGATTTCTTAGTAGTTTCACCGGGTTTAGTATTCTTAACAGTTGATACGATTGGCGGGGCACCTTTATTCTTAATAAAGTTACCAATCTGTGATTTCTGTATTTCTTGCGCTAGTTTTGTTTTTACAAATTGCGATAAGTCACGTTTATTAAAAATCATAGTTCTAATTTCCTTGCGCTTGGTTTATTACCGTTTTCTGTTCCAAGACTTGGTGTCAGAGTAAACGTGATAGTCGTTGGTGTTAATTCTTCAACATTCTTTACATAAAGAGTTTGTGGAAGAACAAGTGTTGAAACATTGTAAAATTTTCTTTGACGTTTTACATTCGCCCAATCTGTCAATTGCCATAAATCGTGTGCTGCTATTGAAAGAGTAGGTTCTGTAATCTGACCAGTCAAATCTGAACGCAATTGAGAAATAGTAAAGTCAATATGATAAAATGTTCTTGACGCACCATCCCAAACACCGTCTACATATTGTGGAGAGGCAGTTGAACCCTCTAATTCGTTTGATACAAATACTCTTGCTGTTCCACCAATAGAACGAAAGTCAAACTCCATAAGAGTTAGAATAGATTCTGTAACCAGTTTTTGCGATTGTATTACTGGTGTCGTCATAGATCAAATACCTCAATCATTTGTGCTGTGATTGTTCTTGTATCATCGTTCTCCATTGATACATCAAAACTTTCTAAGTAAAACTTACCAGAAGTATTGAACAAATAGTTTGCTGAAATATCAATCGCATCACCATCAAACATTCTCGCATCATAGAAATTTACAATAGTATCACCCTCGGATAGTCCCATTGCTGTGTGTGTAATAGTAACGCTTCTACGGGCAGCGTGTAGACCTAATGGTGTTCTTTGAATGTATCCATCGCCAAACTCTACTAGTCTATGTCTTGGGCTAACTGAATAATTAGTAGAAAGTGAAGCACGTTCTTGTAATGG